AAAAGGTAGAGAGTTATTAGCAGCAAATGATGGTTCTTTTAGAATTACACAATTTGCATTATCAGATGATGAGATTGATTATACATTATATAATCCAAACCACCCTTCAGGCTCTGCTTTTTATGGTGAAGCTATTGAGGCAATGCCTATTATTGAAGCATTCCCTGACGAGACACAAATCATGAAATACAAGTTATTCACTGCGCCTCGTGGAACAGCAAAATTACCTGTACTTGATATTGGTTATGCTTCAATCACTTTAAAACAAGGTGCTACTTTATCAATCACACCTCAAACATTAAACTATTTAGGTGCTTCTACCACATTCGAATCTTCGGGTTATACGGCCACTATAGGTGACGTTAGAACATTATCTCAGTTTACTGGTGTGGGTATTAATACACCGGAAGTAACCGCCTTAAATACATCTACAACAATAGGAACTAATGTAAGTAAAACAGTAATTGGTACTACAATCAATATGACCGGTACAACTGTAAATGCATTATTTGGTTCATCAGCAACTGCTCTTTATACTCAATTAATTATAACAGGTAGAGATTCAGGTGCTCGTTTAACAGTTCCAGTAACAATTACAAAAGTAACACAATAATAAAATATGAGCTACGTACAACTTAATGCTGAGGATTTTGTAGTAAGTGCGGATTCAGTTACGTCCACTTTATGGTCTAACTTTACCCCTACTTTAAGACAATTCTTCACTTCATCAACAGGGGTTGGTGGAACTACAACAGGATCAGCTAACTATATCAATGTATATAATTACAACCCTGCAACTACAGCAAGCGCTGAAATTCAATTTTCTATTGCCTATGGTAGAGTAGATAGTTCAGGATCTGCTCCTTATAATCTATTAGTTCCTCAAAATACTCCTACAAGAGTAACTTATGGACAATATAGAACATTAGTTAACGGAGATGAAAATACAAATTTCAACTTTGGTAATAATAATACAAGTTCAGTTGATTTATATGTAATTAATATTGAAAGAGCTCGTTATAAAGATCATTTATTTTTAGGTACTTTTAATTTGAATTTATCTGAATTAAATGGAACACAAACATCAAACCAATTACCAACAGTTGGTAGAGCTATTACATTAACAAACAATAGTAATAACGTATCAACAGTTACTTATTGTGATGCAGGTAGAGTTTATGATATTGTAAGTGGTACAAATGGTACTGCTATTACTACAACTAATGGTAATACTCCGGGTGTTACTGCTGGTTATACTCCATCAGGTTCTTATGGTTGGTACTTACCGGATGTTGGTTTAATTTTATTAAATCCAAGAGCATTAGCTTTACCTTTTGCTTCGGGTGGTGTTAATATTCAACCATATTCTTCCCCAGTCTCAACAACTACTAATAGTGATTTAACAGGACCTTCAGGATCAGTAGCTAAATTATTTCAATCTATCTCTGGTTCTTTAAATTCAGGTTCATTTCAAATTAATAGCGAAGAAAATATTACTTCTGATTACGTATTTGTAAGAGTAATTAATTCAGAATTTAACTATTCAACAAATCCATCTATCATTAGTGGTAGTGGTGAATTTGTATACCCATCATTAGTAAACAACCCACAAACGTATATTACAACTGTAGGTTTATACAATGATACCAATGAATTATTAGCAGTAGCTAAGATGTCAAAAGCGCTTCCGAAAGATTTTACTAAGGAAGCATATATTCGTGTAAAGTTAGATTTCTAATGAATGAGTTTTGCATACAAAACATTAAAAGGATCAGATACCACTCAGGCGCCGTATGTTGCTAACAAGCAATATACGTTCCCTAGTTCGTCTTTATCAAGTTCGAACATTGTAGTTTATACAGGTGAATATGATCCACAGTACATGATAAGTGGTACTGTTTATAATGCTTTTGATCCAATAAATGATATTCAAGATAACGGATACTATAGAAGATTAATTTTTGATTCAATTCAGAAATTATACTATCAAAACTATATTTCCGGTTCTCAATCTGGTATGTTTTTTGTTTCATCTGCTTATGACAACTACGATCAAACAACTCTTGTTTCAGGAGCGATGGCTGGAGCTGTAGTAAAAATATTAAACAATTTCACAGCATCAGGTGGCAAATACGGAACAGATTATTATGATTCAGGAAGTTATGCTATTTTAGAACCAACTAAAATAAGAGTAATTTCAATTCCTCAAGACATTTATGGTAATGGTATTAAACCAAATACTTTTACCATTACAAGTTCAACATACGATATTAGAGATGATGGGCAGGGAAATTTATATGATTATTTATCTACACGTTCATTTTATGATGGAACAGATAAATACCAACAATCTTATTATACAGCAAATGATGAAGGAACATACGTTGGAAATATAGTTTATTCTCCTGGTTTTGCTATTATTACTAATCCTAATTATTTATGTTTTTATCCATCATCCCCTATTGCGAGAAATGATAATTACACTATATTAAATGTTAGTGAAAGTAAAGTATTACCTATTTTACTTAATGATACTGATGACTGTAAAGAAATTGATGATGCTACAGTAATGACTTATCCATTAGATGGATATACGTTCCCTTCGTTTTCAGTAGTTGGAGGCGAAATTCACATTACTGATTGTGGTGATAATAATTTACAAGTCACTCCAGGTACATATAAAATTTTATACACAGTAAATAATACTGAGGGTGTAGTAAGTAATAAAGCTACTTGTAGTTTATATTTACAAAATAGTAAATTAACTTCTTCATTACTCAATTTTACTTCAGGATGTTTTAATGATGCAAATAGTCAAACTGCATCTTTTACACTAGATTTAGGTATTCCCCCATACAGTTATTCTCTTGATAATTCATCATGGACACCACTTAGCCAGCAATATGGTGGCAGGTATGGTATGGCTTATTATAATACTAGTTCTTATGCCTTTGGAATTAATGGAATAGTAGGTTGTGGGTTATATCAACCCACTTTTAGTATTAATATCCCTACATCAGATAATGTTACTGTTTATTTTAAAGATACAACAGAAACTATAATATCTTATTCTCTTGATACGAGAATGTTACCTACAATTCCAAATTCAAATCATTTAGATACTTGCTTAAATCAAAGGATTGGTTGGATTTCTGCTAGTGCTACTGGAGGAGATCCAGTAAATACATTATCAGCAAGTATCCAATCAGGTTCATATGACAGTGGTTACTTTCCCTTAGTAGGAGGTTCCCGTGTATTTACAGGATTAAATAGCGGTAGTTATACTGTTACTTGGAAAGATGGTAATAATTGTACTACTTCTTCTACAGAAGTTATTACAACTCCACCACAAATTACAGCTAGTGTTCAGGCAGTAGAAGCTGATTGTCCTAGCGATACTGGTACTCCAAATGGTGGTATTGCTGTTCTTGTAAGTGGTGGATCCGGAGTATATACCTATGCTTGGAAAACAGGATCTACAGTAGTAAGTACAATTGAAGATCCAGTTGGTTTATCTGCTGGAACCTATCAATTAATAGTAAGTGACAGTACCGGATGTAATAATTTTATTTCAGATCCTATTATTGTACCTGCTCTTACAGTTATTGGATTTTCAGGTGCTAGTGTAACTAGTCCATTATGTTATAGTGGTGATAATGGTTCAATTCTTGGTGGTGTGTTGAGTGGCGGTTCTGGCAGTTTAGTTCCTACATGGAATGGCCCAAGTGGATTTACTTCAAATAGTCTTAATATTATTAACTTAGCATCTGGTAACTACTATTTAACAGCATCAGATGCACTTACAGGATGTTATTATATATTCGGTCCTTATACAATTACAACTCCAGCAGAATTTAAATCCTCTTCATTTTATTATGCTACATCCTCTTTATCAACAGGTATTCAAATATTTACCGCTTCATTTACTGGTGGTACTCCTCCATATACTGCATCTTTATATTTAAGTGCAAGTGGAACAGGATTAACATTTGTTACAAGTAGTAGTAGTATGGGTACTGTATCTATGGTTCCTGATATGTGTTATACAGCATCTACTTATTGGACTTTAGATGCTTATGATAATAATGGTTGTCATATGACAAACTTTATGAGTGGTGCTCAATTATATGTCCCTACTCAAGTAACAGCCCAAAATGTTGTGTGTTATTCTTCAATACCAGATGATCCTCTACTTTGTGGGTGTGAAAGTGAAGAATATGTTACTTTTTATATAAGTTCCTCTGACACAACTAATCCCAGTGCTCTATTTAATGAGTATATGGATTTATTTAACGATGGAATTAAAATATATAATGATTGTAAACTATCTTCTTTAGCAACAGGTTCTTATTATGGAAACCAAAATGTAGTTACTTTTGGTTCAGGGTCAACAGCAGGAACTATTGCATATTTTGATCCTTGTCTTGCACCCCAACCAAAAACAGTAACTCTTAATATTGTTAATACTTTAAAAACATTATCAACAACATACGTAACAGATACCTTTGAATCTCTTACTCCTGAATACCATGTATATAATTTATTTCTATTTAATCAAACATCCTCTATTGTATATACTAATTTTCAAACAGGATATCTTGATATAGTTGCAGATGTATCTCAGGGATTTGCTAATCCTGGATTCATTACTATTACTATTGATGTTTCAGTAGATGGAATGATTCCATACACATCTTATGCTAATTGCGCTGTTGGAACTTCTACTGTTTTTTTCGCAAATGGGTCTAATGGAATATTCATAGATTCTGATTCTAATTATGTTGTAACTGTAACTTATGCAGCCGGGGGTGGAACAAACTGTGGAATAGTATAACCACAATAAATTTAAATATTTATAATAAATGCCAACAAATCTAATACATACGGGTTCATTTGTTATGAGTTTCAAAAACACATATATCGTTTATGAAAACGAAATACGTTGTAACATAACTGAAAATGAATTTAATTTATCACAAAACCCAACTATAAGTTCGGGTAGCGGTAATTATATTCTACCTTTTGCTACTGGCTCTTCATTTAGGCCTTATGTAACAACAGTAGGTATTTATAATGAAGTAAATGAATTACTATTAGTAGGAAAGCTATCACAACCTATTCCTGTTTCAGATATGGTGGACACTACTTTTATAATAAAGTACGATACCTAAAATAAATTTTATGTCAAATTGGTTATACAATGACGATGGCTCTAAAATAGCTATCGCTGAAGATTTTTCAACAGATGAATATGGTTTTATCTATAAAATAACTAACCTAGAAACAGGTAAGTATTATATAGGTAAAAAAGCATTTTTTCATAATAAAAAGAAAAAACTTACTAAAAAAGAAATTGCTGAACAAACTGGACCCGGCCGTAAAGCAACTACTCGAGTAGATCAAGTAGATAGCGGTTGGAAATCATATTGGGGTTCATCTAAAGAATTACTCGCTGATGTAAAAAGATTAGGCGAGGATAAATTTGAGCGATTAATACTTAAGTTCGCTAAAACAAAAAAACAACTTACATACTACGAATTAGAAAGTCAAATATTGCACAATGCTTTATTTGATAGTACTTCATATAACGATAACATTCTTGGAAAGTTTTTTAAGAAAGACTTTGTTACCACAGAATAATTTCGTATATTGAGATTATGGTTAATTCAATACTTGTAGGACTATTAGATAGCGTAATAGGAAAAGGTTCTCCCACTGCTAGAGGTAATTATGCTTATAAATGTCCGTTCTGTACTCACCATAAAAAGAAATTAGAAATAAACATGGTGCCTAATGCTAAAGGAGAAAATCCATGGCATTGTTGGATATGTGATGCCAAGGGAAAAACATTGGTAGGTTTATTTAAAAAAATAAAGGTTGATAAAGAAAAAATATTTGAATTAAGATCAGCACTTGGATTTTCAGAAAAACGTAAAGATGATACTGAAGAAGTAATTAAGATTGAATTGCCTAAAGAATTTATCCCAATGTATGAGGCAAATCCTAAAAGTATAATGGCTAAACATGCTGCTTTATACCTTAAAAATAGAGGAATAAAGAAAGAAGACATTATTAAATACAATATTGGTTACTGTGAATCAGGTCGTTATAATAACATGATTATTATTCCTTCTTATAACGAAACTGGAAATCTAGAATATTTTGTGGGTCGAAGTTTTGAAAAAGATCCTAGAAAGAAATTTGATGCACCCCACTCAAATAAAAACACACTTATTGGTTTTGCTAATTTAATAAATTGGAATGTACCTGTTATTTTATGTGAAGGTCCATTTGATGCAATATCAATAAAACGAAATGCTATCCCATTATTTGGTAAGAATGTTTCTAAAAAGCTAATGCAGAAACTTGTTACCAATGATGTTAAAAT